CCAAATCTGTCAATATTTGAGATCATACGTTCCCAGATAACCTCTTGTTGGTTAAAGGATTCATGGGCAACCATCATTGCCTGCCTAAAAGCATTCCAATTATCAGCTGTAAGCATTATGATTCACCTAGTAATTCATTAACCCAACCTAAAGGATAGTTGGGAGAGATTTTATGCGGCTTATAAATTTCGGGGGTTATTGTTATCTTAGCAAATTTACCACAAATATGGAGATTTATCCCTAATTTACGAGAAGTGGAACATATCTGGGATATTAACATCTCAAACATTCCCCCAGCACTCATTATAGATTTCCAAATATCTGATCCCGCAAACCACTCAGCAGTAGCAGGTCCGGTAGTTATCATTTTTACTTGTGTACCATTACCATTATTCCACCCTATTGAAACAAGGTAATTTTTTGCACCATCAAGAATAAGGTCATAAAGTACTAAATCTGCAACTAATTGCCCATATAGGATGGGATAATATAATTCAACGTAATAATTACTAATCTCAGGTATAACACTAGGGCCAATAATAGATTGCCATTTCTGAATTAAGACCTTTACTAAATCTTCATTAAAGGACAAAGTACTGGGTAATCCCAATAAAATATATTCAGAAATTTTTAATCCCAATGCCAAACCGTTTTCGTAAAGACCAATTCTAACTGAATAAGAATCGGATTCTGGAGGAGTGCTACCATCACTAACTGATAACACAATATTATAATAACCGGGATTACTATAGAGGTGTTCAACTTCGGCATCTGAAGAAGTTGAGCCATCTCCAAAATCCCAATTACGTGTAACGATATTACCGGAGCTTAAATCGGTAAATTTCACCAATAATGCTCCGGTAATATCAAATTTAAAAGCAGCTATTATGGACATGATGTTACTTATTCATCATCCTCGTCAGTGTCATCCTCGTCAGTGTCATCCTCATATTCCGGTAAAGTATCGACCATGAACTGGGGCATTTTTGCTTTTTTCATACCTTCCAATTCTGCCATATCATCATCATTGAATCCAAAATCTTTTGCCCATTGGATGATTTCGGCTTTTGTCATAGCGTTAAAGAACTCAACCGATTTTTCTTCGATTTTGCCCTCGTCAACGTTATCATCAACTTTGGGTTTACTCTTAAGGAACTCCTCTTGGGTAGTTTTCTCCAAGTGACCATTCTTTAAGGCTTTCAGAATTCGTTTCGATTTTGGAATTGAAGAGAACTCAACAACTTGACCCTTTACGATTTTGGTACGAGTTTCCGGATCAAAGAAAACTTCTGCTTTTTCACCAAGTTTTAAGTAATTTGCCATAAGATATTTATCTTTAATAGTTACAGTAAAATTACTCTATGTTGACTACTTGCAAAGCATCCATCTCCATAAATGCCGGGAATCCGTTTTCATCGAATGCAAGAGAAGAATCCATGATAACAGTTCCATCACGGAAAACTTTAGCAAAACCGGTAGTTAGACTTGCATAAAAAGCTTCCGTCTGGTTAGAAACTATCCTCTCCGATTCAACCAATAATGGTTGAGCATTGAATTTCAGGAGTGACGCAGTGGGATCAATGATCAATTCCTGTGTATCATCAATTCCGCCGTGGATAAAATAATTGCTGGAAGCGGGGACTGGGGTTTGCAAGTTAAGGTTGTGACGAGCAGTTCCCTCGTATCTTTCCTTGAATTCCAATAAATCCAGAGTATCCAATGCTGATGTCTCACCACCGAGGATTACTGATGGTTTACGTCCCATCCTTGCCATTCTTATCCAGATTTTCAGGAAATCACGATAAGCTTTACCACTGGTAAGGTTTCCGATACCGATAACAGGAGCTGATTCTGAACCATCATCTTGTTCTCCATTAATCAAAGTATCGATCGCCAATGTGTCAAGAGCATGACCAAGCTTCAAACCGAAATCCTGCAGGAAGATCGAAACAACGTTCAAAGAAGAATATTGCAAAACCTCATATGAAATTTTGATACCTCTTCCAACCTTGTAAATCTTAAATGATTTCGATCCATAGGAAAGTGTACCCAATGGTATGGTCTCTCCTTCTCCTACCCTACGGGGTGCTGAATCCGACATGTTTAACCACGGCATAACTTGGGTTAATCCCGTTGTCTGCTCCTCACGTATAATTAAATTAGGATAAATAGGACCGGTCCTCATCCCAAGGCGTAAAGCATCCCTGAAGATCTCGGGAACCAACCACCTGATATCTTCATCGGGTGTGGTAAAAATATTACTTACCGTATCGAAACCTGGATCAATACCGAGATCACGATAGAAAGAATCTACCGAAGTAGTAAATCTCTCTTGGACAACTTCGGCCAGAGTTATATCGCGGGGAGCATCCTTATCGAGCCTTAAAGACTCCATAAATTTTACTGTTTCGCGAAGTTTACCCTTGTATGCGCTTGCTGAAAAAACTTCTATATTCATATCTCTTTAAGTTATAAGTTTCACATTACGGAATAAGGGCAACTCGTATTTTATCCCCTTCGGCTGTGGCTGCATCCAATGTCCACCCGATATGAGAATCATCTTCATCAATATCGGTATCGGAGAATCGGTTGTAACCCTGTATGTTGTTATCAGCGTTCTCAGTATCGTACCCAACAAACTCAACGGGTCCTGGTGACATGGAATCTTCCGCTTCGCCAATGATTACAGTAAATGCTCTCATGGCAACTGTTACTAAATCACCAGCTTCCCCATCATGAATGGAATAGCCAATACAAGAGATATGCGGTTTATCTGCGGCAAGAAGAGGTGTTATCTTTTCACCGGAGCCCGCTAGTTTTACCGGTTGTCCTTTATGAATTGTGACTCCGGTATTCACCTCAAATTCCATGTGGAGTTTGTGGGATTCTACACCGTAAAGAAATACGGTATAGGTAGTGTTTCCTAATGATCCAGGCATGTTAATAGGTTTTTATGATTAATCAAAATAAAGTTATTGATAATATAATAAGTTAATGGTCTTCAGAGTTAAACTTTATGAAGATCAGAGCCTTTTACACCAGAACCAGTTTTAAAGGATTTTCTGAGTTCCTCAATTGATTTGGGTTTAGGAGCAATAGGATCCATTTTACCGTCGATGAAAGAGGAACGATCGATATTGGTAGAACCGCAATCTTTACAGGATAATGGTACATTTTCCTCAAATTCCTTTTTATATGTATTTAAAAATGATTGGGCTGCCTCCATTTCCGAGTTCCTTATCGTATCCTCGATAGCTTGTTGGTAATCGTCGGTATGTAAAAGCTTATAAAATTTAACAGCTTCATCGCGAACTCCCGATAAGGATAAGTTAATACGTTCTTTAACTTTATCCAAACCTTGGTTCGCTTCAATAAAGCTAAGAATAGTTTTTTCCTCATCAGTTTTTTGGTTATTAACCAAATTATCGATGAATTCAATAGGATTTTCCCCAGTTTTTTCAATTATCGCTTGAAGCTGGGTATATCCTTCGGACATTTTTTTAACATGATCCGCTAAAGCTTCAATATCATTAAACTGCAGGTCACCCAATTTTAACTGGGCTAAAAAATCTGAAAATTCCATGGCATCTTGATTTTGTTGATTATTTTGTGAATTACTAATTGTCTCAATTTCAAATTTCCCATCTTCGGTCTTAAAATCAAAAATAGAGGAAAAGCTACTACGGGTTTTAGCATATTTTGGATTAACAATTTCTCCCTCATCATTTACCTTTTGAGCAAATGGGTCAGCACCATGTGGTACAAATGAGATTTCGTGGTAAGCAATAATCTTAGAAGCTACCTTCATAATCATTCTACCATCAGACCCCATAGAACCCCTCAAATTTCTAAAATCCTGGTCAGATAATTCGGGATGTGATTTTTCCCAGGCAAAAGTAACTGTCACTGAAGCTGAATGGATTGAAGGCGGATTCATCATTACACCCCGTGCAATCTTTGGATTAGATTTACCGTCTATTTTCAATTTAACATTAAAACCTGCAGGAATTTCTATCCCCTCTTTAGAAATATATTTCTCTTGCCAAAAAACCTTAGAAACTGAGCCAAGTTCATTACCAACTGCAGCCTCATGATTTGGGTAAACACTCTGTCCTAAAATTAGATTCATTGATTTCTTTAGAACACCAGGTTTTTCGAAACTAATGGGGTCATAATGTGTATTTAGTACAGTTTCTGAAAGACCCCTAAATAGTGGTTCAACAAAATCAGCATCAGTGGGTTGTAGGTCTTCTGCCTTAACATCGGGATAATAAGCATTAAAGTCAATATCATTCCCAAAAAGTCCAAAATTCCGAATTTCAGGAGGATTATCTTTAAAAGCTTTATCCAAAACCTCTTCAGTTATAATATCGGGAACATAACCTAATACTAAATTATGTCCTAAATTAAAGGTCCTTTTCTCAATGAATAACATAACTTTTTTTATTAAAAGAACTTAGTCTTCTGTCTATCTTTCTCGGGTATCAGTATCCCTTCTTCGAGGTTGTGACTTATCTTTATCTCGAGAAGTTCTATCCGATTTATCTTTATCTTTTTCACGTTTTTCACGTTTCTTAGCGGGGTCGTCAGTAGGATCATCCAACATCTCTCTTGGTTCATCCTGATCGGGTTTTTCATACCCAAGTTCATCTGCCACCCTTTCTTGACCGATAACCCCCATTTTATACTTGGCATTAACATTCCTAATTTTAATCTCTTCTGTCTGTTGCTCTTTTAAAGCATCGGTAATTGTAGAAGGATTAAATGATACTTTTAGGTAGTTAAATTTAAAACCGGCTAACACTAATTCCAAAGCATAAGCAAACTCCAAGTTGGCCTGTATAATTTCTTGAGTATTCCTTAATTGTGATAACATTTTCGTAAACACTATATTTATTGATGTTTCTGCATTATTGGAAACACCAAGAAATGATGGTGAAAACTTTAAACCATTAGCTACCAACCTTTGGTTAATATTGAATATGTCTGGAACACCAGACATGTTTTTAGTTGTGGAGTGAAAAGTGTATTCATGATCTTCTTTATAACCGACAGATAAAGCTTCATCCAACCCAACTTTTACATTTTCTCGTGTTGTCTTTAATAAATTTGTCAATCTCGTAGAATAAGCCTGCTCATTTTCACCCTCTTGCATATCGGGTTTAGCTAAAAGAACTTCTAAAAATCCCATTAAACCAACTTGACTCATTATATGGGCCATATTCTTCCTCATAGCTCTCTGGTCTGCAATATCCTCTAAAGCTGTAAGGAATGGTGGAATTCCATAAGGTTCATCAACATCAGAAATTAGGCCAAAATACTTGTAAGTTTGAGGATTTAATTTTCTGAGTTGTTTCCCATCAAGTACAAAGTCTGAATTTAGAGTTTTATCGATAATTTGATATGGTTGGTATTCAGCTTTATTCCTGCGATAAGAAAAACGAATAAATTCGGGTCTAATTAAATGGACATTTTTAATACCGGTGATCTCATTATTTATCACCCATTCATTAGATAAAGCTCCAGTGATATAAATCTGAGCTATCATTTTATTAATTAATCCATTTATTCCAGCTACACCATGACCCCATTTCTTAGAAACAAATGATAAATGTTTTCTCATCAAATCAACTTGGTCTGGATTTACTTCTGGATCAAATATAACTCTATGGCCTGTATTAGTTAATTGAACCATATCAAAAACAGCTAAACCCAAATTTTGATTTGACTTAAATAATTGCCTAATTACGGGAATCATATCAATTATAAATCCAGGTTTAACTGTTTTAAGATTTTCTAACCAGAGATCGTATTGTTCTTGGAAATCTGGATAGCTTCTACGGCCTGTTGGAAGTTCTGGTATAACCGTGGATTTAATCTCTTTGGAAGCATCAGTAATCCGATGATCGATGGTAATGATCCTATCCTCAAGATGTTTGATAGCCTCTGTTAGCTCTTTTCGGGGTTTAAAAATATCTAAAATACCCATAAATTCTTTTATTGAGGTGCAACTATCGTTGAATTAATTTTTCCTTTTCTTATAAAATTTGCAATAGCCTTTCCTAAGATAGCATCGTCGGTATAAGTTTCATCGCTAATTTCATTTTCACTCTCACGATCATTTTTCCCTAAAGCGATTGGTTTATTTTTTGAATCATAGATAAAGGTATAAGCCTCCTGTACAAAGAATGGATCTTTGATAGTTACATTATCCATCCTAATATCTGCTTCTAATTCTGTTATGATAATTGGTCTATTATGTAAAGTGGTATACCAACCCGGTACTTTTTTAATTTTAGGTTTTCTCGAACCTTTCTCTTTTAATAATTGTGAAGAGTAGTACATATTTGGATAACCATCATCTTGTAATCCACTAACTAAACCCTCTCCAATACTATTGCATTCCATCCCCATCTTAGCAAAATTATATTCTTTTCCACTATCTCCACATAAATTCTTAAAACGATTGGGTGGGATCTTTCCTTTAAATACTAAAGCTTCATCCCCGTATTTATCCATTATAGTGATAGTAGAATAATCTTTTGATCTCCCAGATGAGACGTCAGCACCTAAAAAGTAATGTTCTCCCTTTTTAGGTCTTTTGAAAATAAGAAGATTACCGTTTAATCTTCTTTCTATTGGAGGATAATCAGCTAATGAATCTTCGATAGCTTTAATATCAACTAAGTCAAAAACTGTATCACCAGAAGCTAAGAAATCTCCATCAATCTCCTGTGCAGTACGTCTTGGACCTAAAGCATCTCTCATTTCATCATACCAATTCTGGTCCCTTTCTGGGTGCATTGTCCATTTTAACCTTATTGGATTAAATGGATTACCGCCAGCAATAGCATTAACCCATAGTTTATGATACCAATTACCTACCCCATAAGGAGTAGAATTTACTATTGCTGCTCCACCAGTTGATAATGTCGGAAAAGCAGCTGCCCAAATTTGAGAAGCCCATCTGATAATAGCTGCTTCATCAAGTATTAATAATGATACCGCTTCAGAACGACCAGCATCTTCGGTAGTTGGTATTGAAGTAATAATTGAGCCATTTGAGAATTCTATTTCTGTAGCTGTACCAAAATCCCCAGACCTGCCATTAATAATTGGTACTTGTAAGTACCAGGGCAGGTTTTTATACATAAATTTTATTCTTTTTAGAACCCTTTTAGCAACTCTATCCTTAATTGAGATGATTTGGATATTCTTACTATTTCTAAACATAGCCAACCATAATGAGTATAAGGCTAGCAATTCTGTTATTCCTGCTTGACGAAATTTAAGGATTTGATTAAACCTTTTAGTATAGAAATAAAATAAGAGAAGTTTCTGATAATCGTAAAGGTTAAAAAGGATCTTACCCTGCAATGGATGGGTAATATAAGCAAAATTAGCAAAGTATATTGGATCTTCGGTAACACGCTTAAGGACATTAAATTGCTCTAATGTTAGAGCTTTGATATTAATTTCCTTCCCCATGTCTTCTAATAGTCTTCATAAAAATAATTAATGGTCTTCTGTTCTGTATTAGGACTTTGATATCAAAGTCCTATCTGGGATTTATCCCAGATAACAAGGATATTTATATACCCCTATTTATTAAAATATATATACTTAAGTATATATTTTAATAATAGGTAAAAATTCTTATTACGCGCGCGTAAAGAAACCCTTTTCCATAAGTTTATTGATTATGTCCTTAAACCATAAACCTATCTCATACGGGGGGCATTTAGTCACTGTTACTCTTCCTTTATTTATTGAGGTTTTTATCTTATTTTCATCAAACCAGATATTAAATGTATCAGGAATACCCTGTATCCTTGCTAATTCTCTTGCCGACATTTGCTCACCTTCTGGGTTAAATTGGCGGTTTTGTTTTCTAGCCGTTGCCGGAAATCGATTAGCGAGGTTCCTATAGACACCGGGGGCTGTGGAGAAATTCCTTCCGATAACCTTCCAACGGCTCTCACCTTTAAATTCAGTGAGCCATTTCTCCTTAATCTCACTAAGAGGTAATTTGTATCCAGCATATAATGTAATAATTTCTTTTAAATCCTCTTTAATATAACCATCAAAAGGTAAATCTTTTAATAACCATTTCGTCTTCTTTGGTTCATTTACTCTGTAAACTTCAATGTATTTTTTAAATTTTCTTAGGTCATCTCTTATACCTATGATAATCAATCTTTTCCGAGTAATTTGAGAATTACCAAAATCAGATACCGATCCGATATGAATGAAAAACCTATAATCTGGAAATAATTGTTTAAGATTTTCTACAGAGATAGTTTCTAATAATTTTGGGAGGTTCTCCATTAACCAAATCTTAGGTTTATAAGAATTGATTATAGTGAAAAATGATATTAGCGATTCATTTTTTCTTGGGTCGGTAAATTGCTTAATTCGAGTTAAAGACATCATCGACGAATGACCGCAATCTGGATGTCCAATAGCAACATCAACATCAATATCTGGTAGGGTTACAAATTTTTTAATTAGGGTACAATCAAAGTTTAATCTCCATTGTATATCGTTTGGAGTATTATAAATTGACCTAGTTTCAATATTGAAAATTAAATCTTCTTTAAAAGGATGAACCATTACCCCATTACCAGCATTAACCCCGATTATATTCATGTTTTTTTATTTAAAGGTAAAATAGTCTTGCTTCTAGTTACTATTATTATTATTAAACCAGAAATCATGAAAATTTTTATTCTAATCTCTTTGCTATTTTTTACGTTTATGGTTAATGCTGCTACGAAGGTATATTTTGTTAACCAGAAGTCTCAGGCGGATTTAGTCATTTATATAGTTAACCAGAAGTCTCAGGCAAACCTTATTATTAGTTATACTAATAATAAGTATGATCATGGTAAAAACATTTGGTATGTAGTTAACCAGAAGTCTCAGGCAGATATTAAGGTTTATATAACTAACGTAAAATCACAAGCGGATAAGCGAGTATATATAACCAATACAAAATCACAAATTTCCAGAGATTGATAATTTATCTTCCATATAAGAATTTAACCTACTGTGTTAAAGTTTTACCAGATGATTTGTTGAAATCTCAGGTGAGTAATACTAAAATGATTTTATCAG